AGCACCATAATCAAATGTTTCTAGAAACCAACGAATTGGACCTGTTGCTGTTTTTGTTTTCATAAAAATATTTATCGTGATCATTCAAAGAAAAACCCGCCGAAGCGGGTTTTAGTACTGGTTACGAGTTCCACCACAGTCTATCGTTGTGTGCGGTTTATTTAATCTGTGTCCAAACTCGCTGACGAATCTGATCTTGTAACACTGTGGGCAAGTGTACATAATCTAATTCTTCACTCATGTTCTTGCCATTCTTAAATGCCCAATCAAAGAATTTCAACGCTTCATCACTGGCGGCTTTGTTAGTAGGGTTTTTGTACATGATGATAAAACTTGCTGAGCTCACTGGCCAGGCGTTGAGATTCTTTTGATCCACAATGCTGAGTCCCATACCTGGAACTGAGAACCAATCAGCACCGTCTGCCGCAGCGGCAAATGTCACGTCGTCTGGGCTTACATATCGTCCTGCTTTGTTCTGTAGTTGTAGAAATGTCATGTTGTTCTTTTTAACATACGCATATTCTACATAACCAATTGATCCTTTGATACGGTTTACATTAGCAGCAACTCCTTCGTTGCCTTTACCACCCACTGAACTGGCAGCAGGCCATTTAACAGCAGCACCTCGGCCCACACGCTGTAGCCACTCGGGACTTACAGTGGTAAGATAGTCTGTCCAATTAAAAGTTGTACCCGAACCATCGGCACGGTGTACCACGGTGATTTCTGTATTAGGCAAAGTTTTGCCCGGGTTCAATGCTGTTAATTTTGGGTCATTCCACTTAGTAATGTTACCCATGAACACTTCCGCCATAACTGGTCCAGTGATCTTTAGTTCTCCAGGCTTGATACCATCTAAGTTAACAATAGGCACAGTACCGCCGATGATGGCAGGGAATTGTATCTGTCTCTGTTTGTCTAAGTCTTCACCCTTAACTGGAGCATCGGTGGCACCAAAGTCTACAGTTTTGGCATTGATTTGTCTAATGCCACCCGAACTGCCAATTGATTGATAGTTCATGCCTTTACCAGTGGCCTTTTTATATGCTTCAGCCCATTTAGCATAGATTGGATATGGAAATGTAGCGCCAGCGCCGGTAATTTCCTGTGCTGTTGCAGAAAATGCAACAATTGCAAATAGCATGGTAATGAGTTTTTTCATCAAAATTTCCTTTAGTTGATACATTTATTTAAGCATACAAGTATTACAATTATGTTACAAACTTAACCAATGTTGATGTAATTGATTAGTGGCCAAGTTCTTACCTTTGGCTTCAACTTGCATGTCCCACTCTTTACTAAAGGTCAACGCCCATTCAGTCACAGCATGATTCCACAGGAAGTCACTATGAGCTCGCAGCTTCTGCTTGCGGTATCCAGAATTAAGAAGTTGTCCCAGGTCGGGACGAACATTGGGATTGTGATCCACCAAAACGTCTTCACGACTAACACTGTAGTGCAAAGCAGGACGAGTACCACGCCAAGACTCCAACACGCGACGAGCACGAGGGTCGTTAGGAGTGATGTATTTGCCGGTGTTGATCCAGTGGTGGTGGATATCCAGCGTAAGAGCGCAATGCTCAGCCACAAGTAAAGTAACGTCGATCCCATTTGTCATCTCATCATTTTCAATAGCAATTAGATTTCTAGCTTCTGGAGTGAGTCGACCTAGGGTGCGAAGGAACTTTGTAGGGCCGCCTTTGCCCGACAAATGTACATTGATCTTAAATCCATGATCGTGCCATGAACTGCCATACCCCATCCAACGAGCCATGTCCGCATGGTACTCGAATTCCAAAATACTACGTTCCACAATCTCGTCTGCTTCACTGGCCAACACACAAAATTGGCCTGGGTGAAAACTGAGACGCACACCAAGTCGACGTGCAGCTTCACCCACAGGGGCAAAGATCTTTTTGCAATGCGCTTGGATGTCGGCCTGTTGCCACCAAGAAATCCAGCTGGGTTCAGTATAGCCTTGCAGCATTTCGCTGCCCAGCCGTACCATGCGACGTTCAGGAGCCATTGCACCCACACGTTCCACCATCATCAATGCTGCACGAGCATTGTGATTCATAATATCCCACTGGCGTTGTTCGGCCTGGTCCTTGTGTTCACGTAACCAACGCATTGTGGTACTTCGTCCGTTGATGTCACGATCAATGGCGTTGACTTTCATTCCACCAGTTTCATCTGGAGTGTTAAGCCATTTGCAGCAAAAACCAAATCGAGGATGCATAATTACTCACCGTTGTTGTTACCCAGTAATTGTAACACATTTGGCAATAGATCTCTAGTGATATTGGCAAGTTTTTGGATGGGTTCGGCAAGATCGGTATGATGATCTACTATTACCCATTGTTTACCGCTGCTGCGTATGGCTTCAGCTAATAGTCCAACATAGTTGGTTCTACGTTCTGTTGATTTGGTTTCTAGATCAAATCCAATCATAAGAATCACATCAGCTACACTTGCTACCAAATGAGCAGCAATTATGTCGTCAACCGAATCTACAGAAAAATCAAACTCTCCACCAAATGCCCGCACACCTTTGGGTGCCTTTAACTGTTCATAAACTGTTTGTGGGATGTAAAGATTGCATATCTTTGCATATCCTTGTGCCACCAACTTGGCAGCTTGCTCGGTGTCCCAGCACACCACATTGTCGGTATTATATCCTCGTTGGGTTCGCCAGCTGCCCCAGATTGGTGCAAGATTTTTTATGGCCTGAACCGGTGTTGTGGGAGGCAACATGGTATTTTCGGCAAATAACCAGGCTATGTTCATGACTCTCTGTGCAGGTCTAAGGTGACACAATGAAACCCGCCGCCTAATGTTCGACTATGGCGAAGTTGCATAGGTACAACTGTGAATTGATTCTTTTCCAGGAAATCAATTAACATGGGTTGATTCTGATCTACAACTACTGTGTATGGATTTACTACCAGCATATTCAATGCTATCCATTTAGATGCATATGGATATTGGAAGAACCCTTGTTCTTCCACGTGATTGCAATAGATGACTTCCCAGTCTTTTAACACTCGTGGTAAGTTTCCTGGAGTGACTCTACTGCCGTTGACTAATACCAATCCTTCACGTAACGGAACTATGGTTGAATCAATATGTACTCCTGCGTAGAAATTAACCAATTCAATATCTACTGTTGGAAATTGATTACATAACCAATCATATGCAGCGCGATTGCCTGATGCAGATTCTAAGAAAATCCATTTGTCATTGAGTCGTGCTATGTTGGCAGCATCCAGAGTCATACCCACATGTCTGGGCATGAATAGATAATTATCAGCAGCATCTGCTATATCACGATAGCATTCAATTTCCATATCTCTGCAAGGATACATCATGGCTGGATTCACAATGGTATTACCGTATACCAACAATCGATCTCTAGGACAATAGTTATACATGCCATCGTGTTCTTGAAAATCAAGATCATCCGGGCGAAACACTTCTACATTCAATGATCGTAAAACCCCAGCTAATGCATCAAGGTCTTCATTGGCTTCTTTAATGATCCAGTCTGGCACTGGTCCCGACGGTAATGGAGTTTCTTTCCATAACGTTCTTTCACTTTCGCTGCGGAACACTGGATCTTTTGTTGGCCAATTGGCATGGTCAGCACGCCCTACTACTACGGATCGCAATGGATCCCATTCATTGAAACTGTGTATCTTCATACGGTTCCGGTAAGTTGTAATGTATATCTATCAGTTTGTCCCATGTTAGCTGCCAAGTGTAAAAAATCATCACGCCAGCTTACCCAATCACCGGCACGCCAGCCAGTAAACGGTTGTCCATTCATTTCCAAGTAATGCCCACTGGCCCAGTCCTCCATGAATACAATGGTGCGTACCACATTGTGGGTGGTTTCTAATCCATGTATCAGCTTGAATCTATCATATGTATCTCTATGTGCAGGCAATACACTTCCTGGAGGCATACGATAAAAACTCCAACCAAATCGTTCAAATGGAAATATTGTTTGGAACGGTGTTATCCAGTCTGGTTCGACTTGTTTCATGTCATACATGTCACCGGTGAATCTAGTTTGTGTATAACCTAATCTGCGCCACTCACGCAATGCGTAAGTGTCATTGAACTGCTGGTTGATGTAGTTGAGATCGCGATGTCGTAGATTCCACCAAGGATCTACATGCCCTTGCGCCCAAGCATTATTTGTTGCGAGTGTTTCCATAATGGACCACGGTTAGTCCTTCGACATTGGATAGTTTACGCCATGGATCAATGATCACTGATCCTTTGGGTATTTCACAATAAGGTTGTGTTTCAGGTTGATCACCGGTGTATTCATATGTGATTTTACGATTGTGTGCCCACAAAATAACAGCAGGGCCTGCTAGCTCTGAGATTACTTCTTTAGGATCATCTGCCAATGGGTCAAGATACCTGACACTAAACCCTGCTTCTTTGATATAGTGACCAACCAATGTAGAATATGATCCAATACAATACGGAACATCGGGCTTGTATGCTTTACCATGAATCACTATGCTCATTCCAAGTTGTTTGGCATACTTTACTAAAAACAATGCCAGATTCTTTGCTTGAATTTCTCGAGCATGCATCACAGTATCAAACAAGTCGTATCCAATGTCATACTCCTTGGCCAACCAACGCAAAGCAATGTTGTCGCGTGGGTGGCAGGCACCTGCATCACCCATACCTGCAGTCATGTATTTTGGCCCCATAATACGCATGGTGCTACGTGCTAATGCATTTGTAACAACGTCCACATTGATGTGACCAATTTTCATAGCAAAGTCTTGCACCATGTTTACTAATCCTACTTTGGCTGAAATAAATGTGTTGTAGAAGATCTTAACTGCTTCGCATTCGTCCCAGGTACCAATTTCGTAACGTGGATCGTTTTGCATCACAGTGTCGTAGAGATCCTTGAGTTCACCTGCAATGCCATTCCAGTCACCGTCTTCAGTACCAATCATAATCATTTCAGGATTAACCATATCCCACTTTACAGATCCCATGGCAATGAGATAAGGGTTGTAAAGGAACTGATGTATTGGATCTAGCAATGGCACAAAATTTCTACGTGTGGTTCCTGGTAACACTGTACTGATCAATACCACTTTCTTGGAACTACGGGCATGCTGATTGATTTTGTGAATAGCATCAATCACTGCGTCGTGACCAAAATCTCGAGGTTCCATATGGCTTGATGGCACAGAGCCATCATACCCATCAGCATGAGGAGTTGGTACAGCAATAAAAATCCATTCGCTTTCGTTGATCAATTCATCAATATCGCAAACTTTTACTGAGTCACTGGTTCGTGGGTAAATATCATAGCCTCTGACTTCATGCTTCTCAGCCATGACTTCAGCGCAATCCAATCCCAATTTTCCAATGCCAATAAAACCAATTTTCTTCATATGAATATTCCTTTAGATAATCTTTATCATTGGGTGCAAGGCCTAGTACAACATCCAATGATACTTTATGTATTCCGTCCACATGGCAGCAAAGATATTTTTAATCTAACTCAGTTTGAAAACTATCCAGCCATAACATATCTATTAGACATAGCGCCAGTGGTTATTTGCCATGACCAGGAACCATTAAATTTCAACGACCATAAATTTAATTTTGATCTTGATCGAATCAAACAGTTGTTATTACATAGAGGTTGTAACAGAAATGAGTTAAATATTCTAATAGAATTTTATTCTCATTTATCGTCATTTCCTAAGTTTAATCCAAATTGGCTCAGAGCGGCCATTGGTCATAATGATTGGTTTATACTGTTACATAGTGAAAAGAATAGTTTGGATGTTGAGCAGTTTTCGCATGTGGGATTTGTTCCAGTTTACTATTGGAGTCATGCCATGATTGCCAGAGATTGGTACAGATTTGCCCAACACGATAAGAGACTGACTCAGAAAAAAATACAAAAAACTTTTCTTGTGTATTGCAGAGACTGGATGCCACGTCGTGAATATAGATTAAAATTTCTTGATTTATTAGTAAACGCCGATTTAATCAATGACTGTAACATCAGCACTCAACACGTAAACAATCAAGGTGTGCATCTTAAAGATTATGTTGCCAAAGATTCAAGATTTGCCATTGATACAAAACGTCTTGAGATTATACCCGACAACAATGTCAGCCCAAACGCTAGTGCTGACTACGATGTAACTGACATAAATGCCACTGCTATCAGTGTGGTGTTAGAAACAGTAGTAGATGATAAGATTCATCTGACAGAAAAGATATTCAGACCCATTGCCTGCGCACACCCGTTTGTGCTAGTAGCGGGCCCTGGATCACTGGCATATCTTAGAAGTTATGGATTTAAGACATTTGATTCTGTGTTTGATGAAAGTTATGATCAACAAACCGATACTGTTAAACGATTAGAAATGGTTGTTCAGCTCATGCAAAACATACAACAACTGACTGAGGCAGATTGGAGAGAAATCAATGACATTACTGCATATAATAAACAACATTTTTTCAGCGATTCATTTGTAAATCAAGTTAGGGTTGAATTACAAACAAATCTCAATGGCGCAGTAGAATTCTGTCTTGAAAACCGTGGTGACACCTGGTGGAGATGGCGGAAGATTTTAAGACGCACAAGACAACTTATATTTAAATCTGACTTAGATAAGAATACCATTCGCGAATTAAGAAAACATAGATTACGAAAATCGCAGAATAACCCCAGTCCAGTCGTCCCCGAGGGTCTGGGTCTTTAGATCTTGAATACGTTCAATTAACACATTATAAAAAGTGTCAAGTTCGCCATTCCATTTGCCTCGAAGATGCTCCACAGCATCTTCACAATATTTCCAATTGCGCTTGCGATACTCTTTTAATAGATTACTGTGCAATTCTTTGAATGTGTTCAAACTAAGCATTTCCATCAATGTTACTCGTTCAACCAGTGCGTAGGTAGTGGTCAGTTGTTGATCCACTTGAAATGTGTCTAGTTCTAATACTATGTATTTTTCTCGGGCTTGTTGTGCTGCCAGGTCGCCAAATATTATGTTCATGTGTAATCCTTTTAAATATGTATCATGAGCATGACATTTGATTTAATTTCAGATCTACATCTGGAAACATGGCCCGGGGAATTTGATTGGTCCGGGCAACCTACTAGCCCGGTGTGTGTAGTAGCTGGAGACATAAGTTCAGATCCTAGAATAGTGAGAAACTGTTTGAAACATCTGGCCAATTGTTATGCGGCTGTGTTTTACATAGACGGTAATGACGAGCATACCTATAACTATCACAGAATAGGTCAAAGCTATCAAGAATTAGCTCGCAGTATTAATCGACTACATCGAGTCACATATCTTCAAGACAATGTGGTTGTAATTGACGGTGTGGCTATATTGGGTACTAATGGATGGTGGGGATACGATCTAGATGAAAATATCAACAGAGACGATTGTAAACAACACATGACCGATTGGTACGCCAAGAAAATGCCTGGATTTAAAATAAATCCTGAAGAAATTAGTGACATGTCCAGACGTGATGTAGCTTATTTGGTCAACAGTGTACAACGATTACAAACACACAATGATGTAAAAAAGATTGTGATTGTAACACATACTGTGCCTGGTGCGCATTTGATACAACATGATATAGAATTAGCAAATACCACACAGTTTAATCACATGGGCAATAGACTCATGCATCTAGTGCATACCAATGATACTGAACGCAAAATAAACACCTGGTGCTTTGGCCACTATCATGGTAATGTGGACAAAACTATAGAAGGTATAAGATTTGTAAACAATTGCCGAGGGCGCGGCGACACATCTTATCGGCAAGATGTTTACTTTCCCAAACGCATAGAAATAAAAACTTAATTTATTTAGAATCAGGCTCTAGCTTGATTTGCAAAGGAAAATCTTGCTCACGTGCGCTTTCGTTTACTTCATACTTTTTTTGCTCAGCAATTTCAAACGGCAATACTGCTACAATAGCTTGACCATTTTCATGTATGCTCACTGTCAACTGTGTAGCTGTGTCAATGGTATAGTCAAAAAACTCTACTAGACTTTCTACTACAAATTCCATAGTAGTAGTGTTATCATTAATATAAATCACACGATAAAGAGGCGGCTCTTTGATGGCTTTTTTAGTTCGGGTAATGGTTGCTGCTTCTGCGTTTGACATATGATTCCTCTTGGAGTGGCAGGGTGATTCCTGCCACTGTATTTACACAATTATATTACGAAGTGTATGCGATTGCAATACTCTTCGGCTTGGCTGATTCAGGAACTTTACGCTCCAGGTGTACAGTCAAGATACCATCTTTGATAGCTGCACCATTGACTTCCACGTGTTCGGCAAGCGGAAATGTTTGCTTGAACTCACGGCTAGAAATACCACGGTGTAGATATTCATACTCAACGCTGTCATCGCGCTTTTTGTTACCAGTTACGGTAAGCAATCGCTGGTCCAAACTGATATCAATTTCGCCTTCAGAAAATCCTGCCACTGCAACTTCAATTGTGACTGTGTCGTCACCAGTTTTAATCACATTGTGTGGAGGATAGTTGGTTGAGCTTTGAGTTTGTGTTACACGCATTAGATCGTCAAACAGATTGTCAAAACCAATTCCAAATTTGTTGAATGCGGGGATATCGAAACTACGAAGATGTAGAGTTTTTGTCATGTTGTTTCTCCTTTAATAAGCAAGTATGACTGAATAATGTAGACCCCACCATGGGCATCTACAAATGTATTTATACAAGAAATCTCAGTGGCCGTCAAGTTTCATTGGCTCAACTACTCGATATGTTTTGAGATATGCCCATTCTGGATTCCAGCTTAGAGCAAAAAAACTATAAAGTTCGTCGGACGCAAATACCACACGGGTAACATTCTTGACTGTTTTGGTTTGGAAAGGTATATCGTATTTTTCTTGCCACTGTGCCAATGCTTGATCTAAGTGATTCCAAGCAAGGGATTGCACACGATCAAATGCGATATACATACTATCAATCTGTACCAGTTAGTGCAGTTGGTTTGTTCACTTGTGCAGGATCAATTTCCACACACTTGATACCTGTGTTGGCATAGCGACGTAGATTGAACATGTGCGGAATCAATGTACGCTCTAGTTCCGAATGCAATCCACGAGCACCAGTTTTGTTGACCAGAGTGTGTTCAGCAATAAGATCCAACGCAGGTTCTGTGAATGTCAACTCCACTCCATCTTCTTTGAACAACCAATGATACTGTTCAATGTAGTTGTTCTTGACTTCAGTAAGAATACGGATCAAGTCTGCTTTGCTGAGTTCTTTGAGACTGACCCAGTTAGGAAAACGTCCAACAAACTCCGGAATCATTCCAAATTTTACTAGATCATCTGGGGTGGTCATGGCTAGATCTGCGTCTATGTCTGTCTTTACTTGGGCATTGAATCCAATACTTGTGCCTTGCACACGGTTCTTTACAATGCCATCTAGTCCCACAAATGCCCCACCTGCAATGAACAAGATGTTCTTGGTGTCAATTTCAATCATTTCCCCACCAGGGTGTTTGCGTCCGCCGCCAGCACTCACGCGACAGATAGTACCTTCGACCATCTTTAACAAGGCCTGCTGTACACCTTCACCGGACACATCCCGTGTGATGCTGGTGCTTTCACCTTTGCGAGAAATTTTGTCAATTTCATCCACAAACACAATACCTTGCTGTGTTTTGGCCACATCATTTCCGGATGCTGCATACAGTCTACTGATCAAGCTCTCCACATCGTCGCCAACGTAACCTGCTTCTGTAATGCTTGTGGCATCTGCAATAGCAAACGGTACGTCAAGATATCGTGCCACACTTTTGGCCAGCAGGGTCTTGCCCGAGCCAGTGGGACCTAACATCAGGATATTGGCTTTGTCTAGTTCAGGCTCTGTTGTGGTTTTATTGATGCGTTTGTAATGATTTACAATGGCCACAGCCAACATGATTTTGGCAGCATTTTGTCCAATCACGTATTGGTCTAGGTAATTCTTTAACGCAACAGGATCCATCTTGTCAGATGGTTGTGCAGGTGCCGCGGGCGCTTCTTCATCAGTGAGTAGATCTTGACAAAAATCCACACACTCATTGCAGATGCCTGCGTATTCCCCAACAATTAGTTTTTTCACTGAATCTTTGTTTTTGCCGCAAAAGCTGCAAGATGTATGTGTTTCTTTGGTCATTTGGTTTGTGTTATGCGTTGTTCAATTTGGTCACGTTCACTGTCACTGAGCTGATCGGGATCATATAGTCCTTGTTCAATTTGTTTAATCAGATGATCAATGTAAGCTGTATCGTAAGTGTAGTTATTTTGCTGAGTGGTGTCAATGCCGATCCACGCAGATCCATTATGTTTATATAGCCTATGTGGAATGCCAGAGGTGGATATAAATGTATCACCTTTGTTTCCTTTATCAGGCAATACTGAACCAAAACCTGACTCAGGAACTTTGGGCAAATATTTCATCCAAGGCAGTTGATCTATTACGCCGACTTCTAGCAAACGTCGATGGCGTTTTAATGTGTCATTGGGATTATCCGCTTTCCATTGTTCCTTGGCATTTTTAAGGTCAACGCTGTCGTTTTCATCATGGTCTTCATCAACTTGTGTTGTGGGCAGAATAACTTTGATCTGCACGGGTTCTTGATCATCCAAAAACGGACCGTCAAGTACATCACACGCTCGGTTGGGGCAGAATGGCCCAATACCCGGGGCATGTATCATTGGCGTACCACATTTATAACAAGGGTCTAGTGTTGGATCACTAGCTTGGTGTTTTTGGATATCAACTGGTGATGTATCAGCAACTGTGTTGGGCCAAGATGTTTTGGGTATTTCTTCATCAATTTCTGTTGCTGTTGGTTTGCGAGCCCACTTGAGACTTTCTGTAGCAGCCAACAACATCATAATGGCCAATGGATCAAACACACAAACTAGTAGTATGATCACCCAACGCACAGAACGTTCTAGTACATTGGTATCTGTATTGTCCCCATATATCAATGCTGCAATGTATTTGATTGGGCCAACTTCGGCTTCGATCTTGCGTACTTCAGCCGATATGGGTGCTCGTTCTTGTCTAAGAGCACTAATTGTTTTCTGTTCGGCTGCAATTTCAGCCAGTAGTCTAGATCTTTCTTTCGCTTGCGACTTACGGATGGCCACCGCTTTGTCAGCACCCGTTTCTGTTGTCGAGCGTGCCATGCTTTGGTCCACCGCCTCATCGAGTTGGTTAAGTGCTTTGCGATTAACATCAATGTTGTCCTGTGATACTTTTATTTTTTCGTCGTAGACTGCAATCTTGGCCTGCACGTCTCCCGATATCATGCTTTGATCACTGTGTGCCTTGCTCAAGAAACCAAAAATGCCCATGCTGGTGATCAGCATTAACATACATACAGCTGGTACTAGATACAATTTCATCAACCAACGGCAGCGTGACCAATATTCGTGTAGCCACAATGTGACCACAACCTTGGCCAGTTCTAGTACAGAACCCATGATCATAATAGGCACCAGGGCCGCGGCAAATATGGTAGCAAGACCTGCAATGCTATAATATGCAGCAATGGCGCTGAGGCCTAATGCCACAGCTAAAGTAATAAGACTAAGAAACATAAGATTATTTACCGGGTGGTGCTAGCACAGTTACCGCATACTTTATAGCTATCCAAGTGGCAAACTTTTCGTCAGGTACATCGAACCACACACGTTGGGGTGTGTTAGATTCGGTGGGCCATCTCATACCCTGGCGATCTAGCCGACGTTTAGCACCTGATTGGCCACGCCAGCCACGAATACCAAATTCACGATTGGCTTCTGCAATGATTTTGTACCAAACTTCGGTACTGCCGATCTCTACCCAAATACGGTGCATGGGTTGGGGCGTTACTTTAAGCGAATTGAATGATTCAGACATGCTCGACGCAGAGATCTCAACTTCAACAGACATTTACATATCCTTTCCAGATTATTCCTCTTGGCATACTCCCAGGGTACCAGCCTGGTTTTGATCGTTTGATCGAGGTCTTAGTCGCATCCTCAGAGACTTACATCTATTTGCCACGGATATCTACAGGCCCGGGTTATTGAATTACCCTGCAGACACCAATAGAAAGCTCCACCTCCCTACCCATGCATAGTAATTATAGCAAGAACTACGAGTGTTGTCAATTTTAACTTGGGTGGCCTTGCGCAACTACATTGTCATCATGATCCAGCAACTCTAACGGACCTTCAAGAATGTAGTCGGTTTCATCACAATCCCATCCCAATTCTTCTAGACCTTCAAAGTAATCTTCTTCCCAAGCGGCTGTGATTTCATCTTGTTCTTCTTCAGTCATTCCCTCGGGCCATTCCCATTCAACCCAACATCCATCGTCAAGACTGCTAAGTTCCCATTCATAATCATCGCATCCAATGGTATAACCATCTTCATTGACTAGATCAATTTTGGGTTGATCGTCGCTTTCGCAGAAGAACGTTCCCCAACGGTATCCTTCAATACGAATAACTTCTACACTATCTTTAAACCAATGCTGTTTTTCAATTGCGTTCTTTTTGTGTTGCGTTTTGAGGGTCCAGGTTGCCATATTGTGCTCCTTAACTGTCGCGATGCATGGTGCAGGCTTCTGCCACTAGAGCCTGTACTTCTTCTATTGAATTACACAGTATTCTGGCACTGACATAATCGCTTGTTTTGTTGTGGCCGCCAGCTTCGACCATGAAGCCATTGTCATACAAGTGAATAGTAAAGTTGTCATTTATTTTAATCAGCTTGTCGCTGAGTCGGCTAACTGTTTTTGCTATTGTCATAATTTAACCCTGTTATCAATGTCATTGTTCATGTGCTACCCAACATTTATTTCTGTGATCCCAATGTCGATTATCGTGTACGCCAATATGGAATTCCCAACCTAGCAATCCTAATTCAAGTCCTATGCCAGCATGATCTTGCATAACAGTATATTGAAACTCAAACCTAAACAAGTTTTCAGTTTTGAGTATTTCAATTTCCCATGATTTGTTTTTGGTAATTGAGCCTGCATTGTTCCATACATTTTCAAAACGGTCAAACCAAGGACTGCGGAGATTGAAATTCAAATAGATCATACTACGTGACCAAGCACTCGATAAATCAACTGATCTAATTCTTCTTGATAGTTATTGTTGCCCTGTCTCCGCTTTAACCAAATTGCAGTTAACAATTCTTTGGCATCAAAACTATCTTCAGCTGGCAGTTTCCCGCGAGACTCTAGTTCGTCAAGTATGTCATCTGTGTCGAATTCCGAGATATCAACATCAACTGTTATGTATGTCATAGTTTCTCTCCAGGTTCAAATCCACGGAATCGTTTGTGACGAGGAAATCTCAAGCTGTATGATCCGTCTTGGTTTTGCGTAACTGCGTCAGCTTCGACTTCGCCAATGACACCAAGTAGACGATCTCGGGCAGCCCAAAAATCATCACGATCTTTATCGCTATAGCCAGTACCAACATTAACACGAATATTTCGCTCATTATCAACTCCTTCGTAAATTATAGCACCAAGTCGGCCAGCATTGCGACCAGTTCCTTCCTCAAAGCCCACAATATTAAGATCCACTGTAATTGTGGGCTTCCATTTCATCCAAAAGCTGGATCGTTTGCATTCGTAAGGCGCAGACAGATCTTTGATCATGATGCCTTCAAATCCATCCTTTACTGCATCCTGAGCATAACGATTCATAATGTCATGGCCCTCGGCAGTGTCCAGATCTACATCAATGCCCGACATAATGCGCAAACAGTCTGTGGCCATTAGTCGATCTCGACTGCTTTCCAACCATTCAAGACGCCTTGCTTGTCTGGCATTACAATGCCCTTCCATAAACTCATCCAGCGGCATGGCATCAAAGATGTGATATACCATGTCTGAAGTTTCTGCATTGCTCTTGCGATGTGCTTGGCGCATGAGCTTTTGGAAACTCTCGCCTACTACTTCACCATCAAGAATAAAACTACCTTTGATTGGAGAGTGTGCCAGTAGTGCGGCTCGAGATTCCATCACAGCATCAGCAATCTGTGGAAAATTTGCAAACTCTTTACCGTTACGGCTGTATAATGTGCAACCATTTGCATTGACCACAGCAATGACTCGTACACCATCCAGCTTGACTTCCAGGCGTTTGATGCCTTTCATCTTGGCCGGGCGATCTGTAGAGTCTTGTGCCAGTTGGCAGGAGAACACAGGAATACGATATTGTGTTCTGCCCAGTACCTTGTTTAGTGTTTTTTCACTGATACCACACCGTAGATCTTTGCGAATTACTGGAGCACAGATTGTGTTCCATTCTTCACTATCAAATTCTTCACTCACACGAAGCATGAAGTCACGAGCTGCATGTCCGGTGCTAGAGCGTGTGCGTAGACTTTCCAGCAAGGCCCAAAACATTGGCCAGGGATTGTCACGTCCAACAAGTCCTTGGGTTTCGGGCACTTGTTTGACATGAAAAGTATAAAACGGATTGTATGCTTGATAACAATTAAACAGAAAAGACTGTGCGTCGGCACTGCCCAATTTTGCAGCCATCAATGCTTTTTCAATCACTTTCTCTTTGTGAATGCGACTGTCAGAACTATTGAGATCTGTTATCCAACCCGAGGACATGTATCCTTTGAAACGATCATCGTTGATAGTATATGGTGCAAGTGGTTCATACGTCATTATTTACTCTGCTTTCTGTTTGGTCAATGCACACACTAATAAGAATTTTTCGTAAGCATCACGCACTGCTGGATTAGAGTATAACACATCTGCTTCTTGTTGTAAAGCATTCATTCCTGCCTCGGCAACATCGTGTGCGCTAGGTCCTTGTAAAGTAAAGAGTTCATTTCCGAACTCTTTTGCTAACTTTTTCCAGGCTCGTTGTTGCCCTGGTGTTATTGGCTTTTGTAGTGGCCGAAGCTCACTGGCCATGAGCATGGCTTTGGTCATGGCATCTTCTGCCACACGTCCTGCGGCAATCAATGCGGCATAATTAGGTTCCACGTTAAACCTACGGGATTGACCCCCGGGGTATACACAGACAAGGTGATTACCTTTAGGGAAACTATCCAAAAGATCGCTATCATACTCAGCCACAGGCCGATACCGCCGTCCAATTTTTTCATAATATACTTTCTTTACCATGAGCTATTGTAAAACACTTTTAGTCCCAGAAACAATTCGGCCTTGGCGTTACGAACAAATGCAAGATCCTGCTCTTGGTAATGGTCGTCACTATTGTTACCAAAGAAGAATCCGCTAGTAGCAGGTAACCGTTTATTTACGATATCCTGCTCAAGTTCTTCAAGATCATTCCATGTGAGTTCTAGTTCGGTGCCATTAAAGTTATCACCTGTTTGATAGCCAGGTTGGCATTTGCGTTCCCATAACTGATGCATCCAACCATGCAGATTAGGATGCTTGTGCCAGTATGCAATTTCACGGTGACTACTAACGGTGTAGGTGCTGGCAGTTGGTTGAGTGGCTGCATAAGCATACATATCTAATCCCATATTTTCCTTATGTTTTGACTAAGTTTGGCACTTTGCCATCTTTGAGTGTGCGTAGTAGAATACGATTACGCTCATCTTGCTCTTTGCGTTCACGCTTTTTGTCATTGTTCCGATCAATGGTCATACGGTCGTATTCTCGTGCCCATAACACACCTTGCATAAATCTGTCGGCATGTTCTAATGATCCAGCAAATAATATAGCATCACGGCAGTAGATAGGCAATGCGTCTTTATCTTTTGGCACTAATGCCACATGCTCGCCATACATGTCACCATGCTTGTAAGCAGTAAACCGCATGCCAAGCCCATCCGCTCGTTCTTCTAACTTACGAATTTGTGTAATTGTATTCCAGCCTGCCATGACAATTCCTATGTTAGCAAATAATCATTGATTATTTGGTGCCATACACAGCCATCATCAGGCTGTCAACTTCGGCTTCGGTCACTACCACTTGAGCGGCTGCGGCACGAGCCTTGGCTGCTTTGACACGGATAGAATCCATAGTAGGAGCAGTTTTGGCACTCTTCACTACCTTGGCCATTTTGGTCACACGCACCTTTACAGTACGAGCAGGTTTGGCTTTGGGAGCCACTTCTGCTTGTAGTGCTTCACGAACTGCATCTGAGGTAGCAAAGCCGCTGGCCAAAAGATGTGCAACCGCACTGACCTTGTCCATAGTAGACGGCAGCGGAACAATGTTCACATCAGTATCTCCCAGTTTGGCCAGCTGTTTGGCACGAGCCTCAGAGTTAGCAAAACGAACTTTGAGAACACCTTTGAGAACGGAAGTACCAGCGAAAGTGTAAGACATAAAAACTCCTGAGTTAAATTAAAAATGTATTATAACCGAAAACACAATACCGGTCAACCCCAGGCTAGACCAAAGTTGCGGGCACATACCGGACCATACCCAACTTGCACAGAACGATCATCTTTCAGACCATGATTGCAGAAACTGCAACCACCAGTGAGACGTCCATAGCGGCCTGCGGTAGCAGATGGGTCATCTGCAAACTCTTTTACCAGATCACACACTTCCCGAGTGGCACTGCGGGTAGCAAAGAACTCGCCGGTAACATCCACGCGGCCAAAGAACTTGTTGTTGCCAAACGGGCCGCCGTCAGTGATCAGGATCTGACCTGCATATTTGCTGTTGGTACCTGCACGAGAGAATGCCATTGGCTGCCCTTGTGTAGTTTGCAATTTAACTTTGACACGGCGCAACTTTTTGGCGGCCACATCAAACAGATCTTGAATCTTTTGAAAGTTCACTTGGATCTGCGCAACAGGTGCAGGTTGTGTGGCACGTTGCTGCAAAGTATCAATCCAGATCAGCTGTTTAGGAGACAAGCTACCATAACGATAAAAGTTTTGGATCAAACTTGAAGCAAAATTGCTATCGTTTTTACTCAGCTTATCCAGAACAGAACTCAGTGCTTCAACCTGCGTTTGTTGTACTGCATTCAGTTGCACAGTCTTGCGAGTTTGATTTGCGAACATAAGAACTCCTGTTTTGCTTTGCTATGTGTATATTATAACAAATTGGGCAATTTTGGTCAACCGTTTTGCCACATCAAAAATAGTACTACAAAAGTATTACTTTTTTGATCCGTCAACGAGCGTGGTCAATGCCAACAACAATGGCCATGATTAGAAAGAATTGCCAAGGCTTTTCGAACACACCGACACCGCTGGCGGACAGGGCAGCACCAAGAGCAAAATAAAGCAAAAGTGAAATCATGTCACATGCTCCAGTAAGATTCGCTAGCAGGATTGCACGACCAAGGAGTGTCACGGTCAATTTCGACGTCTGCGCCAGTCATCAAGTTCTTCACAGTCTTCATTGTGGGAAAGAACTCAATGCGATAGCCTCGGCTCACGGGCCACAGTTCGTATTGCAGTTCACGCACTTCACGTTTCATTTCTGCTGCATCACGGTTGCGCCAAACAGTGGTGCTGACAAGACGCTCACCGCTTTTGGTGCGACGGTCTGTTTTGTAGATGTACACTGTGTGATCTTGTTTCATGTTCAGCTCCTGTTTTGCTTTGCTATGTGTATATTATAGCAAATTGGGCAATTTTGGTCAACCAGAATCTGTTGTAAAAAAGTTAACACTTTAGTATTATTTTTTAGTTTGCTAGTTTTTCCGAGACCAGTGCTTTGCTCAAACACACAAGATTGCCGGCTACCAAACCATCAACATTATACACAGAGCCCACATACCACACACCATCTCGTATGATGTAGTAATATTCGGCACCGCTGTTGTTCACACGAGTCATGAAGTTTTCGAATGTGTGATCCACTGAAAACTCGCAACCATTTTCCTTACGATCGCGACCGTAAAAAGTAGTGATACCTTCTGCAGGACTCTCAAACGAATGCTCAACGCCATCAGGGATTTCGATGTTTTGACGCAGGCTCGACACATCTCCCAGGGCCACCAGGTGATTGGCCTTGGCACTGTCATAGTGTTCAAGCAGAGTGGCGCCAACCCCACTGAGATAGCCATCCCAATGAATGTAAATGCTTTTGCACTTGTCACCGTGCATGACACCAACGCGACTACGAGTACCCATGATTATTGACCTTCCATAACGTAGGTTGAAAGAACCCATTTAGCACGGTTCAGCAGTTGGCGCTGATCTTCCAGAACGTTGGCCAGTGTGTCTGAATCGTACGGTCCATAAGAGACCATTTCTTGTGCATCGCTCATCAAGCTCATAGCATACATTGCCGGGCCTGAAAAACGATAGGTCAGACTTTGTTCTACACACTCACGCATTTGGTCCACAGTGGTACCATACATGCGAATTTCACGGCGGTCTGATTCAGTCATGTCGCGCATGTAGCGGCCTTGGAGGTCAAACAGTACACTCATTCGGGCTCCTTTTTGTTAAACTATGCTATATTATAGCAAATTGGGAATAATTGGTCAACCAAAAGCTCGGATCATACCCGAAATGCCAATGGCTATGCTCACAAGGTTAACTGTGATCTGTGGCTTGTTTCCCACACGCCAGGCCCAGAGAAAAAACATCACAGTGCCCAGCAGGAATGTAATGATGTTGTAAGGATAAGCCGCAGGGCCCACAGCGTTGAGACTGTGCCCTGCAATAATTAGGACAGCGCCTGCCCACTGCAAGATTTCGTTGAGTTCTATTTTCATGTTTAAATTATAGCCGATCTTGCAATTCTGGTCAACCAAAATTTTAAAGGAATTGAACAGTTTGACGGATGCTTCGGTTGAGACGGATAATCTTGCTCATGATTTCCTGGAGTTGCTGCTGCAAAATGGGTTCAGCTTCGCGGGGTACAGCGTTCATGACTGATTGTAAACGCATAGCGTTAGCAACCAACTCTTGCTTCTTAGTCATTTTCTTGACCATGTCAGCATCTACTAGAGCTTGGCGCCCGCCTACTAACATCTGTACTTTTTGCATGTCAACTCCTTGTTGCTGTTTATGTGTATATTATAGCCGATTAAACGATTCTGGTCAACCAAAATTTCTGTGAGATTTTCACAACAAAAAACCCTGCGCAGGGCAGGGTTTTTGTGGTTATTTTACAACAATTTGTTGTAAAATTAAGTTGACACAATTAGAAATTGTATTCTATGCCAACACCATATTGTTTAATATCGGCCACTGATGTTACATTATCAATGTTAGCCCAACGACCATGCAGAGTCAATGATTTGCTCATCGAGTACGCCACACCAAGTGCCTTGGCAGTTACGCCAGTGCTGGTTTCACCGTAGCTGCCCAACAATGCAACTTGTGAATTAAGTGCTTGACGAACGCCCACGCTCTTACCTGTGCTGCCAACACCAGACACTTTGTCATCGCTGTACATGCCAAACACTGTGGTACCTGTTTTGGCCACAGTATATTTGGCACCAAGGATGGTGCTTGAGCTGTTTACACGGTTGCTGTAACTTGCCACAGTAACAGATACTGGACCTACTGCGTAATCAATGCCGGCAGCATGTGCATTGGCCACACCAGCTGTTTCGCTGTTGGACACTGCGTAGTTACCTTTGAATCCAGCCACAGTTGGGGTGCTAACAAATACTGCGTTTTGCAAACGGCTACCTTGTGCATTGTGAATTGTGGCTGCGGATGTACCATACGCATTTTCCATCACATCAAAGTTATCCAACACACGAGTCACACTGTGCTTGTCGCGGCCTAGACCAATGGAACCAAACTTGCTGTCCAAACTGAACAGAGCAGTGCGATCACCCAGTGTGGTAGCTCCTGGTGCGTCCATTAAAATTCCAGTTTCAACCACTGCACTAGCAGTGATCCCGCTGCCAACATTGGTTGTGGCCTTAAATCCCAGGCGACTGGAATCATTGGTCAATCGTGTCAATGCACTAGCAGTGCCCAAGGTATAAGATTCTTGATACTGACGGACTTTGCCATAGATGCTGACTTGAGGGGTGGTTTGTGCCTGAGCAAAACCTGCGGCCAATGCCAGGGCCAATAGTAAAGCATATTTCTTCATGAAGTTTTCCTTTTAAAAAATTGTTGTTATGTACCCGAAGGCACATTCTTACTTAGCTAGTATAGCAATGTAAGTGCTATTTTACGACTAAATTGGCTGCTTCTGCCTCGGTATATGTGCTCGGAATCAAGTTTCCCTGAGGAGGAATTGAATTGGGTGTGCTAGGAATCACTGTGTCTTGTCCAGCCCCAGCAGCATCCAGAACAAATATATTTTTACCTTCTCTCAAACAAGCCACTATGGCTTGCCCACCTTGTGTGCTGAGATTGGCAATGGTTTCAAGAAACTGTGCAGGTCCATCTTGTTCTGTATTGACTCCATAATCAGGCAAACTCTGTACCAAACTCATAATTGGACCGCGGCTGGTTGTATCTAAATTGGCCACGTCTATGCTGGCTAAAGAAAGATTAGTATTCTCTAAATTGAGATTAGCAGCCATGGAAATAAAATTATTGTTTAATACCAAAGATTGTGTAGGATACAAACTTTCAATACCAGCAACTTCAGCAGCGGCCACAGTGATCAATGCATTCAGTGCCGCATCAGGATTGGTATAAGTTCCTGCGCCTGGGCCCGGGGGGATGACCACTGTGTCGTCTATACCTGTATTATAAACCCCATCCACGGTATTTTGCATTCGAGTGTAGATGATAATTAATGTGTTCAGGATTCCATCTGATGTCATGCTATTGAGTGTGGTGGTAACATTGGTAAGATCACTAGTGAACGGTACCCCGACTGCTGCACCCAACAAATCAGTTATGACCAATGTCCCATTGGGACCTGTTCCAGTTGCATACGTGTTGGCATAGAATTCTGCCACAGATGGCGGAACTGCTGTGGTCAATGAACTTATGAGATCAAGGTCTCGAGTGGTCTCCATGTTAGCAAATGCTAACGCCAACTGTATCAAACTCATGTTGTTGATATTTTTAATTTGTTGCAAACTCACCTGCATGGCCTTGCAAGCCAATGCCTGATCTGGTGGGATGATCAAACTCAATCTTTGATATGTGATCATATTACTACCGCCCAAGATCAACACATATCGTGGCAAGTAAATCAACAACTTTGAATTCACAGCGCCTTGATTGTTGTCGTAGATGGCGCGAAGCACAGTCGATGTCTCTTGATTGTAAGTTCTCACTGTGAGACTGGGATAGCTGTTAGGGAATATCTTGACTGGGTTTAACAAGTCAGCCATGTTATTGATATTTGGTGTGCTTACTCCAAACACGGCCAGCACCTGTTCTAGTTCTGTGCCGGTCACAGTCAACATGCCCTGATATGCCAGTCGTTGCAAATTGTCACTGACTGTGACATTTGGATTTGCAATGTCGTTGATATCAGTTTGGTCAATTCCTGCCTGAATCAATGCATTGCTTACCCCAGGGGTGAGATTGGTCAATGAAGCCAATCGTCTCAACAACGAAGCTGGTGATCCAAAATTACCAAGGTCAGAAAGATCAATCAGTTGTCCCAGCGCAGCTAGATCAGCACCAAATGTCAGCATGGCCAAATTCACATCACTAAGATTCCCAGTGATCAAACTGTTCATTGTAGTAAAAGTTGACCCTAGATAAGTCTGACTGTTGATACTGGCATTGATATAGTTGTTAGTTGCACTCACATAGCCTTGTGCTGCTGGAAACACCTGTGCAAACACAGTCACGTTGCCATTGCCAAGATAACTGTTGCCTTGTTCAGTGATTACCCCGGTGAATCCTGAATTCACATTGATTCCCAGATCAAGATAACCCGCAGGCGTATTGTCAGCCAGTGCCGGTACTGTGGACGAGCAAAACGATGCCATATTGGCCAATGTGTTGGCAGTGATGCCAGCTGGTCCTGAGTTGGCTATTGCAGCAAAGAAAGGAGTAAGCAAAGTGGTACCAGTGTAAGAAGTTACAGCAGCGGTCCAGGTATTAGCAATTCTGATGCCACCGTTGTTGCTCAGTGTAGCACCAGCAATCATTTGTAAAGGAGTTAGAATACCAATGGTCATTGTTTATCCTGCAAACACAGTTGCACTACCACTAGCTACAAACGTACAACCAGCAAGGCCATCACCAACTCTTGCCAACGGCTTGCCGCCGACAAATACTGTAGAACTTCCACTTGAAATTGGTGCCACGTGCGGCTGACATGGCTTGCCTGGGCGCAAATGAGGCGTACTGAGATCGCCAAGTCTAGCAGCAGGTTTTGAATTGACAAATACTGTGGCACTGCCTTGAGCAATGCTAAATCCGCTGCAATGCGGAACTCCTTGATCACCCAATCTCGCTACTGGTCGCATACGCTTTCTCCATAAGTCTATTAAACAGACCCAGCCAGGCGTCAATTTCTTTGTGCTGCTGTTGAGTATGCGGCTCCGGAGGGATTTCCGGAAGAAATTCTATCACATGGTCCAGGTCGTCTGGGATATCGTCATAGCAATCGTATACTTCAATTATATCGCGCCTCATGATTACAAATCTATGTCCCATATTGTATTTATAGGAGCAAAAACTCGTATCAGCCCAAATGTATACTGGTGGTGCTTTGCATGTATTGGTCAGCAAATGATTTGTCACTGGCCACCGCAACAGTTACTGTGAGTTTACTCAAGTTGATATCTTTGTCTGGTGCCACAGTGAACAGGTATGGCATCAACCCTGGTCCCTTGGCACCCATGGCAATTACCATGGGTTTTGACAGTTTGTAATGTGTAGCAGTTTCTTCATTGAGTCTTGCCACCAATTCTTCACCTGATGTGAGTTTGAGTGTGACTACTTCGCCTGCGCTAACGCCTTTGTCTATTAACATAATTTTAAACTTTCTTTTGAATTAACATTTGTAATTTACTCCCCATATCCGCCAGCAGTTTCTTCAATGTATTTTTTTAATTCTTGAAACCCCCCAATGTGGTTGTTATGTACAAAAATTTGTGGTACTGTTCTTGCTGTGGGCACTGCTTCTAACAAGTCTTCTCGGGTGTATCCGTGCCCAATTTTCTTTTCTTCATATGCAATATTGCGTTGCTTTAACAAAGCTTTGGCTTGGTCGCAGAATGTGCAATTGTCTTTTGACCAGACGATGGCTGTCATATTTTTCCTTTATAAATTTGGTAGTTGATCATAATCAAGTTCAGACGACATAATACCAATTACGTAGTTAGTTGACTCATTTTCTTGCAAGGCCGTCTGTTTGCTGGATGTTGAAACATGCTTGTTGAACCATGGAATAGGTGTGCTGCGTGGTGCTGCGGTTTGATATTTGATACCAATGTCTTTGAGAGCACCAACTGCTGTGTAGTCCACAAAATCTTTGAGAATGTTTGCATTGAGACCAATTACTGGACCCATCTTGAACAAATGCTCAGCCCAGGCTTTTTCTTCACGGATCACATCCTGATACAAGGCATACACTTCTGCTTCGCAGGCGTCTTTGACCGCAGCAAATCGGTTGTCTTCTTTGATAACTTGGTTGATAAGATATGCAGTCCATCCTTTGTGCAGCAATTCGTCTTGCAGAATCAATCCAATAATGTTGCCATTGCCAATGAAGATTTTGTTCTCTACCATGGCCAAGCTAGTGGCAAACGATACCATGAATCGGAATGCTTCTAGTGCATAACTGGCATGCAATGCCATCCAAATTGCTCGAACATGTTCACGTTCTTCCACCGGTTGCCCTAGTTCTTTTGCACAGTTGATTCTGTGTAAGTCATCATAATATCGTCCTACACTTGATGCCATGTCTACAATTTCTGTGGTGTCATGAATGGTATTGAAAACATCTTTAGGCACGTTATAGATATTACGAATGATATGGCTGTAACTCTTTGAGTGGATATTTGTTTCAAAGAATCCCCAGTTATACATCAATGCTTCTACTTCGGGCAAGCTGCATACCGGCGTGAATACCTGTGTAGGTCCACGTCCTTGCAAACTGTCCAATGCAGTCTGCCGCAGTAAATTGCTAGTAAAGATATGTTTGACTGCATCACTGGCATCTTTAAAGTCATTGGCATCTTTGCTGAGACTGATCTCTTCAGGTTGCCAGAAGAAGCCACGTGCAGTGGCTTCAAAGTCTGCAATCTTTTTATACTTGACTTCTTCAAAGCGTTGAATAGTAACTGGACCTGCTGGGTCCAGAAACATCTTACGATTTAAATAATCTGTTTTGGTGTTTAAATTGTATTGTGCTAGGCTCATTTTATAACACTGTCAGCAGTTACTTGAATGTTGCTTATACTCCAGTATGATCCTGTGCTGTTGCACAATGCACCCCATGGACAACTGTTGTTCCACCACGGTGCAGTGCTGGGACCAGCTGGACTATAACCTTGCCAAAATGCTAGATTCAACCAGTAACCATTCTTCATGCTAGCCACCAATGAAGTCATGTCCACAGTACCGCTACCCTCTGCACCTGATCCAACTGAACTATTGTATACCACTACACTTTTACCATTTTGTGAATATGTCACAGTCATGGTAGGAGTTGTGCCATACGTGAAATCAGTTACCATATCAAATGGTTTTGTCATATCAATAATACCAACTAGGCTATGCAATCCATTGGTAGTAGTAGGTGAACTGGTCATTGCTGAATAATTAAAACAACTGTTGTTGGCAGTGTCTGCAAACGAGTATTCATATCGTTGAGGAGCACTTGAACCACCTGTACCTAAATGCATAGTGGTTTGTGTAATCTTGTTACCATTGGTTTCTAAGAAATCAATTTCTTGGCAGTTCCATTGCGTACCATTTCCGCCTGCATCACAGTAGTTAGTACCTTTAGGTTGAACAGCAGGCTGAACTGGATTTGACACCATGTAGAAACTGGCATTGACATAGTTCTGTGATAATTTTGACAGGTCAACGGTTGCTTTGATTTGAGAGATATTAACATATCCTTGTTCTGATACAACTCTACCTGCTGCACAATTTGATCCTTCGCCAAATGTTACTGAGTTACCTGATATAACAGGATCAGTGCCGCACTTGTTGTAGTCCAGTACAAACGCAGGAGTAAATGTGTTTGATGTTGCAGTAGGTGCCGGTGTTTTACTACAAGCCGCCAATGCCAATATGCTTAATATAACTAATAATCTTTTCATGTTTTTCCTTTAAAGTTTACACGATTCGCAATCTTCTTCGTCGTCGAAGTTGATTGATTCCAACATTGTTGGAGCTTCTTCTGCCACTGCTTTACTACCTGCTTTGTTGATCAAACTGTAGTAAAAAGTTTTTAGTCCCCACGCATGTGATTGCATTAAATTTTTAGCAATCAATGTAGTAGGAACTTTACGATCTGGAAAATGTGCAGGATTATAAAAGGTATTGGTACTGATTGATTGATCAACATAAGCTGCAATCACTGCGGCTGTTTTTAAATACCCGTCGCAATCTTTCTGTTCCCACATCAGTTGGTATCGATTTTTCAACTTCTGATATTCAGGAACAACTTGTACAAATGATCCTGCTTTGGATTCTTTTACGCTGATCAAACTCATTGGCATTTCAATACCATTGGTTGAGTTAATAGCCACTGAACTTGATTCCACAGGAGCCACAGCACCATTGGTGGCATTACGCACACCATAAGTGATCATGTCTTTGCGCATGGGTTCCCAATCCAGTTCTGGAGAGAAGTCAGTTAGTTCATT